ATTTTTAATGAAAATATTCAAAAAATATTTAATAATTTAAATACAAAATTAATTGATAATGAGAAAGATCTATTAAAAATATTTGATGAAAAACTTAATAGTAATGAATTCAATAAAAATAATTTTAATATTATTTTTGATAAAGATAATAATGAAATAAAATTATTATATAATACTATACTATTATCATCTTCAAAAATAAATATTAAAGGACTCATTGGTCCAAAAGGTCCAAATGGAAGTAAAGGAGATAAAGGAGAAACACCTATTATTAAAAAAATAAAATTTACACCTGATAATAAAATAAAATTTATTGTTCAAGAAAATACTAATATTTATGAAGTAATATCCGATGAACAAATTCCATCTGGACCTCAAGGAATAAAAGGTGATAGGGGCGATCCTGGGAAATCATTACTTGACTTAAAATGGAATCAAGATAATGTTATGAGAATAGATGATGATAATAAAGATAGTTTAATATTTTTAAAATCTTTATGCGTTGGTGAAAAAAGTCATTGTTTAAAAAATGATTCATTATCAATTGGTGGTGGAGTTTGTTATAATAATAATTCATTATCACTTGGTAATAATGCGAAATCATTAGATTCTAATTCTATTTCTTTATATGGAAGTACAATTGGAAAAAATGCATTTTCATATAGAGCAGATAATGTTGATGAAAATTCAATTGTTTTTGGTAAAAAAGATATAAAGAATTATAATATTAATTCTTTTAATATTGTTTCTAAGGAAATTAATTTTGAATGTGATACTTTTAATATAAAAACAAATAGATTTCAAAATAGCAAAATAAATGAATTAGAAGAAAAAATTATTTTTTTAGAAAAAAAAATTGTTGAAATCTTAAAAAAAATATAAGAAATTTATATTTTAATTTAATTATTATAAAATTAATTTTATTTTATAATAAAATTAATTTTATTTTATATTTTCAAAAATTTTTTTCTATATTTAGTATATATATATAAATGACTTTCATACTTGAAAGAAAAGTTGGAGATCTTAAAACATGGGAATTATATGTTGGTTTCGTTTTATTACAAATACTTATCGGTATTGCCGTTACCCTTTTAGTTGGTGTTTTCGATCTTGCCGGTATTAGAGGAGCACTTTCTCAAGTTGTTCGTCAATTTGCTGTCATTATGAATGCACAAGCACCTCAAAAATACATTAGTCCTATTGCTGCTGAAGTAGCTCAAGGTAAATACATTTAAATTTTAGTATAAATTTTTTGATTAAATTAAATTATATATTTTAAAAATATATAATTTATAAACTATAAAATATATTATTATTTTATATTTTAAGATATATTAAATAGTATAAAAAGATTTGCATTATAATAAATAAATGAAAATAAAAAAATCACTATTAACAATAGGTTACACTGGTTGGTGTGGATTAGGATTTATTCGTGGAATAAACTCTTATAAATATAATCATGATAAATATGAAAAAAATGAAAATTATCTATATTTAAATTTAATAGGTAATGGATTCTTTGGATTAGTATTATATGCTAATCCATTTTTTTCTCCATTTTCAATATATAAAGAAATATACAGATTTGAGGTTAATATTAGAAATTTAGAAAGTGAAAAAAAAACTAGTTATTATAATAATTTAATATAATTATATATGAGAAAAAGTGGAAAATCTATATATAGATACTATTTTTATTATGATAAAGAACTTTATTGATTGGTAAATATATCTATAAATAAATTAACAATATATTCTTTTACGTGGAATATTCTATCAATAAAAATTTATTTCATATAATTTATTTCATATATAAATTCTCCACTAGGAATTATTTTAACTTATAGAACAAATATTAAAAGTACTTAAAGAAGAAGCCGTCATATGGCTTATTTTAAATGAGAAAAGGTGTAAAATAATTATAATATTTTTAAAATATTATAATTAACAATAATTTATTACTTAGAAAACTTTTATTAAATTTAAGCACATCCTCCAATTTCGAATGGTTTTCTTGAAACATCTGGTTCAATAGTTGATTGAATCCATGGACTAACCTTAACTTGTGGACAAGGAGGTTCAGATCTTAGTTGTAAGTTGGCGTTTCTTAGAGTTTGACCAACAGTATTAATACCAATATGATAACCTGATTGAAGGAAATTTCTGTCTTTTAGTGAACCTTCTCCGGAAGGATTAACTTGAGCCCATAAACTAGAATTATCTTGAGGTAATAGTTCTTCTGCTGTTAGTTGATCTTTTGGGAAAGATGAAGCATTTCTTTCACCTGCAAATTTAGGATCTTGACTAAAATGTTCAACATTATTTTCTCCAACTATTGCTCCTTTTCTTAAAGTTTCTGTTTTATTCATAATAGGATTATCTAATCCATTTGGACCACCTTGCATTCCAAATTTAACATTAATATTATTTTCTTCTGACATCATATTATTATATTTTTCATTAGGATAAGGTGATTCAATTTCCTGGCGAACAACTTCTCTTTTATTATTAGTTTCTTCATATGTATTTACAGTATTTCCTTTTTGTTGATTATATAAATAATAAATTAAATAAGCAATACCTAGAACTATTAATACTACCAAAAGTGTTTTTAAAATATTATTAGAATCTGAAACATCTAAATTTTTTGACATATTATATTTATAACTAATAAAAAAAAATTAAATATAATACAAATATAAATTAAATATTATTATTTTTTAAGTAAATATTATTTTTTTACTAAACTTTTTAATTAAATCAGTTTTTTTAAAATTTTTTTTTTTTAATTTATTTTATATGATCTTATTTCCTATATTTTTTTCCTTTATAATTTTTTCCTTTTTTTGTTTTTCTTTTTTTATATTTATAACTTCAATTTTTTCATTAATAATATTTTCTTGAAGTTCATTTGTTTCTTGAAGTTCATTTGTTTCTTGGAATTCTATATTATCTTCTTTATTATCTTCTTTACTTAAATTTTCATTAACTTCTAAATCTTGATTAACTTCTAAGTTTTCATTAACTCCTGTATTTTCATTAACTTCTACTATACTTATTTCGGCATTGCTTAATATAGATTGTATAATATCCTCTTTATTTTCTTCATTATACATTTTTTCATAATTTTCTTGTGTAATAAAATCAACTATTTCCCATTCTTCATTAATACAATCATTTGATATTTTTAATCCCTTAAATATAACATTACATAATACATAATTTCCTTTTGATAAATTCGAAATATTTTCATCTATTTCCTTATTTTTGGGTATAGATATTCTTATAAATTCACTATCTTTTTGTTGATCTATTGGTCGTCTTACCTTAATATCTAAAGCAATATCATCAAACTCTGTATTAAACCATACTAAACTTTTCTTTTTAATATTTTCTTGAGAAATTTCATGAATTTTATTTATTATAAACATAAATTCTCCAATTTGATTATTAAAATCTAATTCATCATTTGTCTCTAAAATTAAATATTTTTTAGCAATTGTTTTTTTTTTATTTAAAGTTATATGCATTGGTTTTAAAACTTTTAAAAATGGTGTTTGACATGAAAAATAATTACCGTCATTATCTGTTACGTATATAAACCTTTCATTTAAAACAAAATTAAAATTTAAATTACTTAAACTATTAATATCACTATTATTAAATTCTTCGTAATACATTTAATATCATCATACAAAAATTTTTTTTTTAAAAAACGCAAATATTTATTACCTTAGTACAATAATTTTAGTCACATAAACTATTAACCCTACCTTATTTTTTTCTTTAATTTCAGTTCTATAATCCCATAATCCATTTATTTCAATTTGAGCCTTAATATAACTTTGTTTAGGTATATCATACACTGTTTTTAAATAATTTGCTTCTTTATCTTCATATTCAATAAGTGTTATAACATTATTTTTAATACTTTTTATTCTACATTCTAATAAATCGTTTTTTGGATGTCTATTTTTAATAATACTTTTAAATTCATTATCTTCTAGATTTAATTTTTTCTTTATTAAATTTTCAATATGTCTTATTACTTTTTTAAAATGAATATGATCTATGTAGTTTTCATCATCTAATTCCATTCCTAATAAACTTTTATTATATTCATTATATACACCGAATGGTAATAAAATTCTAGGACTCCAAAATTTTAGAATATTATTATCATGTTGAATATTAAATATATTTTCTGCAATTTTATTTATTTCGAATTTATTAATATCAAGTTTCATATTAATTATATTTAATAATATTTTTTTAATATCAAAAGATATTTATTTTTAATGTACGTTTATATTAATAAAATTTTATATATATCAAATGAAATGTCATCATTTAAAAGTAATTTTGCAAGTGAAATAATTGACATATGTATTACTGAATTATCTAAAGATGATAATAAAAAGAAAATTAATACATATTTAATTGAACCTAGTTTTACATATATTTTTGATAGATTATATCCTTATATTATATTAACATCAATTATTTTTGTTTTAATATTATTAATGGCGATTATAATTATAATTATACTAGTAAGAAATAGTAGATATTCAATGTAATTTAACATATTTTTTCATTTATGAAGTCTAATAGTTTTATTATTTCATTATTATTTATTTCATTTTTATATTTATATAATCTATAAAAATCATAATTTTCTATTTTATTTAATATTCTCGATGATTCAAAACTATATAAAGAATCATTATTTATATTAAAATTTAAATATTCTTTATTTTCAAACCAATCTTCATAATAATATGTATGAAGTATATAATCATTATCTTCTTTAATGATTATATATAATGTCCATAAATTTGAATCTGGTCCATATTTATCATATCCATCATGTTCTAATATTTCTTTGGCATATATTATATTTTTATCATTAAAATATTTTTTAATTATATTATTTTTATGATTAACAGAATTTCTTATTGAAAACATTTTTAAATATTTGAAATTCTATAAATAACTATTTATAATATATTATAATCAATTTTTTTATAAAATTAATAATCTATATTTCACTATTATTTTTTTGGATGGTCGTATTGTAATCCATAAACACCAAATTGATGAAATCGACGGAAATCAGTACCAGGAAGTTCATAAAATCCTCTATTAATGTAAAATTGAACAAGTTTGCGTACTTGTTCAGTTTCTTCTTTTAACATCTCGATTATTTCTTGAAGTTCATGATCTTCCCATGGACCATCTATAGTTCCTTCTAAAATACTATTATCCGGTTTATCCACAAACAAAACTATTGGGTATTTTGGTCCATAAATTTTGATTATAGAATAGATAATCGATGATCCAGCACCCTGATTTCTGTAATCAGGAAGAGTAGCTAAACCGTAAATGAAAAGTACATCTTCATGTGTATCAGGATGCTGTTTAATTTGAAAATAACAGCAAGCTATCACAACACTTTCATCGTTAATACAATGATAAATACCATAACATTCTTTAAGTATTGTATCTAAGTCAAGAGATTTGCAAAATACCATGTCCCAAATAACATTTGATTCTTCCAATTGTTTCAAGAACTCTGGAGTTTCAATACCAGTATTTGGAATAGTAGGAATAACCTCAATTGTTCTTGTGTTAGACATTTAATATCAATTAGTAAATTTACGAAGTATATTTTATAATTATAATAATAAAATTAAATAATATTAATATTCAATTTTTATTAAAATTTAATAAGTAATTATTATAAATTAATTTTGTAAATATTCATTTGCTATTTTTATAATTTTACTTTTTTCTTTATCCGTTTTTTTTTTCCAATGTGCAACTTGACGAGATGTTCCATAATTTTTTGATAAATATGTTTGATGTCTATTTATAAAATTATAATATAATGCATCCCATAATATACACCATTCTTCCTTCTTGTAATCACTCATTTTTAATATATAATTAGATGATGAAAAATACGGTTTTGTCATTATTAATCCTCCATCCGCATATTGTGACATACAATATACATTTGGAACCATTACCCAATCATACGCATCTATTGTCCATTCCATAAATATTTCATATACATCATTTGGATTCACCATACATAATAACATATAATTACCTAAATACATTAAACGTTCTATATGATGTGAATATGAATAATTATCTATTTTTTTAATTATGTTATTTACTGGTAGAAGTCCTGTATTACCTAACCACATTTTTTTTTTATTTAATTTATTAGTATGATTAAAGAAATTCATTTTTATCAAATTAGTTCCTTCTAATATATATATTGTATACATATAATTTCTCCATCCAATAATTTGTCGAATAAATCCTTCAAATGATTCTATAGGTACTTTATTTTGATATTTTAATGTAATATCTAATACTTCAGCATCTGTTAATAATCCAATATTCATCATAGGTGTTAAAACAGAGTGAAATAAAAAAGGGTCTTTCATACTTTCAGCATCTTCATATTTTCCAAAATCAACAAATTTAGTTTTTAAAAAATTTAATAACCATTTTTTAGAATCATCATGTGTTATAGGGTATATAAAATTATCCAATGAACCATAATTATCAGGAAAATGTTTTAATACATATTCTTTTGCTTCATTAATTATTATATTATCATTTTTAATAAGGTGATTTACTGATGGTATATTAATATTTTTTGGTAATTTTTTACGATTTTCTTCATCAAATGACCATTTACCACCAACTGGTTTTTCATTATTTTCCATTAATATATTAAAACGGATTCGTTGCCATTTATAAAAATTTAAATGATTATATTTTTTACCATTATAAAATCTATCTATATTTTCATTTAATAATTCCTCATTAACTAAGAAATTAAGTGTATCAATTATTGTTATATTATTTATTAATTTTTCTATTTTATTTTTTAAAGTATGATCAGACGGGTTATATATACTAATGTTTTTATATTTTTTAGATAAATCTTTATAAAATTTATCAGATACATCTTTAAAATTAATATATTCAACAACTAATTTATTTGATAATAAATAATTATAGTAATATTTCATAGATGCACGATGATATGCTAATTTTAATTTATGATATTTAAAATCAGTAAAAAATCGAGGTTCTTCAATTAAATAAATTTTTTTATTTTTTAATAATTTTATATTTGAAAATAAGTGAATTGGGAAAATTATAAATATAGTCATATATTTATAATTTAATAATATTTTTATTCAAATTATTAATAAATATTATTTATTCATAAATATTATTTATTCATAAATATTATTTATTATCTTATCTAAAGTTTCCGCCCAATTATTCCACTGATAATATAATAATGCTTTATTATGTCCATTTTCTCTAATAATATCATAATTACTATTATTATTAATAATTTCTATTATTTTATCATAGTAATCAGTTTTTTTATCAATATGTATATAATCAATGTCTTTAACTAATTTACTTGATAAATTAGAATTAGTCATTAATAAACCTTTACATCCTAATATTTGTGGAACACGTTCTGAAAAGTATTCTTCTTTTGAATCATTATCATTTAATTCATAAATAATTGGATGAATTGATAGATTAATTTTACTATTACTAAAAACCTTATAACAATTTTTATAATTTATAAATCCTTTATAACAATCTGGATAAATCTCTTTTAAATTTTCAAATCCATAAATATGGAATTTTATTTTATTTCTATTTTCATATAATTTATCAACAATCTCATATCTTGTTATATTTGTTGCTCCATCTGGAAATTCATTATTATTTCTATATAAATTTGTACAAACTATACTAATATCACATTCATAATTTACATCATAATCAAAATATGATATATTTTTATCAAAACCTGAATGTGCATATGATATTGAAATATTATCCTTAAAAATATTTATTTCTTTTTCATAACATGAAAAAACATGATCCATTAAAGGATAATATAATTTTTTTTCATCAATGCGTTCTTTCCAAACTAATGAATTATATTTTTCATAATCATATAAAAAAGCATCCCAATTAAAAAAATAATTTTTTATTGATAAATTTGATTCTTTTATAATTTTATTATAAGTTTCATATAAAATATTATTTGACCACCATAAACATATATTTATATTATTATTTTTAATATAATCAATAAGTATATCATCTTTATTTTCAATTTTATCCATAATATAATTTAAATATGGGAAAAAATAAATTTTATAGTTTAATTTTTCTAATGCTTTAGTTGCATATAAAAATCCATCATCTAAATGACAATAAGCAATTAATAATAAGTTCATAATTATTATTAATTAATATATTTTTATATTTTTTATTACGATAAAAATTAATTTATTATTTTTTAAAATTTAATAAATTATTAATCTATATATAATATTTTGAAAAAGTAAATTATTTTATTATTTATTTCTACAATTAAAATATTTATAATATTTATTTACATTTAATATATAAAATATAAACATTAATAGTTTTAATAATTAATAACAATAGCATTGTATAAAATAATAAAAATAATTATTGTTTATTATTAAGTATTGATGAAAAAATCATAAAATTACTAATAAATTATGTGGAAATTTTAAGAAATCTTAAAAACATCCACATTTGACCCTTTCAGAAAAATCCTGAAAGGTTCGAAATCATTTTTTGAAATTTCTTACAAAATCCACATACAGGTTTTTTTACTGTTACTTTTTTCCCTATTACGTGTATAAAAAAGTGCATTTTTTACGTTAAAATCTCTGACAAAAAAACGTACTGTACTGCAACGGATTTTGAAAAAAATATTTTCATAAAAGTTGAAAAACATTTTTTTGAACTTTTTTGAGATTTTTTAGTCAAAAAAATTTACTGTTAAATTTTTTTTGTTTCATTTTTTTAAAACCTAATTTTATAGAGTAAATTCGCTGACAAAAAACTTTTGGGTTCTGCGACGGAAAATTGAGTAAAAATTATTTTTTCAATTTTGTGAAAAAGTCTGAACGGGTCTTTTTTACTGTTAGTTTTTTGTCTGTAGAGCATTTTATTTTATTAGAAAATCGCTGACAAAAAACTTTGTCGATACGTGACGTAAAAACGATAAAACGCTATGTATACCATTTCGATTTTTTTTTAGACGACCCGTTCAGACTTTTCGATTTTTGTCCATTTTTTAGCAAAAACACAAATGCGAAGTCTCAACTTTTTTTTCATTCAATAAATTTTTATTTTTAATTATTTTTATTATTTAAATATTGAATTTAAAAAATATTTTTTGAAAAAAAAATTTACCTGCGAAATTTTTTTTTCAATTTTTTCAAAAATCGCAATTCCGAAGATTTGTGTTTTCAATAATTTTATTTTTTAAGTTTATTTAATGTTTAAATATATAATAACTAAAATGAAAAAAAGTAGGTGACAAATTTTCGCAGTGAAAAAATTTTTAAAATTTATAGATTTTTCAAATTTCGCAGGGTCTCGTTTTTTTACAATATTTTATATTTTTTATATTTATTTATTATTTAAAATAATAATAAAATAAAAATAATATGAATTACCTTCGACTTCGCATTTTCGGAATTGAAAAAAAACATGATTTCAGAAAGTTTTTTTGAAATTTCCGATTTTAAAAAAAAAAAATTTAAAAACCTTTCAAGAATCTGAAAACTAAGTTTTTTTTTCATTTTTCAATTCCGAAAATTTTGACTATCAATAATATTTATTTTTAAATTAAATATATCAATATATTAATTATATTTTTAAAATAAATTGTAAAAAAATACAAAAAAAAATTACCTGCGAAATCTTGAAAATCTATGAAAAATTGATTTTCGCAGGTAAATTTGAAGTATCAATAAATTATAAATTATTGACTTTTATATTGTATAATAAATAATATTTTTTATAAAAATAAAATATTTTTTAAAAAAAAATTAACGCATTTCCATTTTTGAAAATATTAAAATTTCTATATTTTATACAATAAATACAATATTTTTGTATTTTTAATGTAAACATATTTTTACTATACATTGTATATTGAACAGAAAATATAATTTTTTAAAAAATATGAAAATTATATAAAATTATATAAAATTATTTAAAATTATATAAAAATATAGAAAAATAATAAATAAAGTAATATTTTATCAATATTATTTTATTTTATAAATTAAAAAAATATATATATTAATATTTATTATTATATATTAATACATAAAAATCTATA